GCACTGCATTATGTTACTACACACTAACCAAGAAAGCTCGTAATAACGACGCTCACAAAGTGCGCCAGAACCACCGAGGCGGCGCTCACAACCGCAGCACCCTGGTAGCTGACCACGCCGCTCGACGTATAGGCTGACGGGATATACTGGAGGAGGAGATTGCGAGGAGTCGCCAGGGACAGGATGAAGGTGGCTACAAAGAAAGCCACATACAGCTGGAGATTGCGGAACATGAATCCCATCTGCGGCAGCGTCGGCTTGAACGTCGGCACGAACCCAGTGGTGCTCGGACCCGGTCCACTGGCTTCGGGGTAAACGGGCGGAGCAGACTGCGGACCCTGTGGACTCGGAAGCAGAGCGTCAAGCGATGTCGATCCTTCCATTGTTTATGAAGAAGACGGGATTTCACATTCGGCATCTTCCACGCGGTAGCGGTAGCACTTTCCGTCAACCTTCACAACTTTGCTTGTTGTTTCTGATATAGGCACAGCCAGCGTCTTCATCACTCCGAAGTTGCGGTGAAAAATGAGCATAGCCAAGCCCATTCCAATGATGAATGAAAAGAACGGTGCTCCCCGATGGAGCACATTGGTGATCGGGAGCTTCATTGTGTCTGAGATGCGAGGAGATTCAGGGAATCCGGCTCGGCGGTGCACGGGACTTCGGTGGCTTCGAATCGCACGCAGCCGGTGTCCGTATGAAAGACCTCGGAGTCACCTGGTTTGGGAACGCCCAGAGCCTTGCGTGTCGGAGGCACAAACACGGTTCCGATAATCAGTCCGGTTAAAACACCGGCTACCAGCCAGGGGATCTCGATCATTACATATGGCAAGTAAGTTTTGTAATCAACAAAGTCACTATGATACTAGTTGCCAAGGTTGCGGACAACTGTAAACCAAACAATCATCTGGACAAGAAGACCTGGAATTGGAGCATATGCCGATAAGCCAGTCATAACGAGTTTAACCATCCATCCATCTCCGCCATCCATCGATAAGAACCTGCTCGGATACCTAAATGCTCCAAAAATCATGTAGATAATTGCTGCAATAACGAACCCAAGCGGACCAAATTTAACAGTGGTGATTTCACTCCAATTCACAAACTTACCTTCCATACCCTTCCATTGCGTCCACGTCCACAACACAACAAGACCATATAATGTGGCAACGACAAAATACATCAACCATTGTCCTGCTACAAGAGAAGCACTCCAAATTAGATCTCCTGGCTTCTGAACTGCTTTTCCGTATGCACTGCGTTCACCAATATGAAGTGTTTCATGAATATCCGCAGTTGCTCGATGCCATCCACCTGTTTCATCCGTATATTCGACAGTAAGCTTGGGAGGACTGGCTACCAGCAATATTGAATCCGCAGCAGTTGTGATTCGATTATCTGCACGCAATTTGGTGTCAAGGTCGAATACAACCACATTAAGTTCTCCGTAGTTTTTTGCCAGCTCTGCATTCATATGGTTGAGAAGATCAATTTCTTGATCAGCGACCACGTAATTCGCCTTCGACAGCGTGATATCACCCATTGTTAAGAAGCAAACACGAGATTTGCGATTCCGCTCACGATTCGGAGATAGTTAATCGACTCCACGTAGACTCCGACATTGTACGTGTAGGAGAAGATCACGCTTCCTCCGACCGTTGACTGAACGACTGTAAGAAGAGCATCCGGCGTGTATAATGGGCAGTCGGCCGGTGGAATAACAACAGGATTTGCACTAAACGCAGTTGACTTTAAAATTGTAACCGTCGTCTGAGCAGATGAAGCATTTGCAGACGGAATGGGCTGTTGGAGGGACACTCGCAGCGTTACCTTGTTGAACATGCTACCATTGATTGCTCCACTTGGCTGATACTGATCATGATTTAGGGCGAATGAATACATGTAGACTCCGGGCATTCTATAAGGTGCAGCACCAGTTGTATGCTTATATGCTTGGAGAAGCGAGAAGTAACTCGACGGTTTAGTCTGGAAACGCAGATTTCCCTCGAAGAGTAAAATACCATCTGTGATTGGATCTCGGGGGTAGACCGATGATATCTGAACCTGACCAGATGAGAACAATGTGTCTCCAACCGCAGTTGAATCTCTCGGGGTGAATGGTGCACGATTTGGGTTTACCCAGTTTGTGTAGTTATCCCAGTCATTTGTCAGTATCTTATCGGAGCGTTGAGCCGTAAAGACAACTCGTGTTACCAGATTGAACATCGGAATAATGATATCTGTATTGGCTCCGAACTGCCCCTCTGCATTCACATGTCGAACTTCCTTGAGAAGGAACGTCTGGTCTGCTGTCGCAAGCTGATTCATCTCCATATCGGTCAGATAAATGAAGTTGCCCTCAAGATACGGATCTGCAAAGAATGTATTAATTGTATTGTTCACGCTTCCACCACCAAGCGTAGGAGGAGTCAAGAACAGATTCATCGGTTGGGAACTTGTCGGCTGAATGCGTGTGCCGTATGTAGGACTGGTTGGCGTAACATCGATCACCGTGTATAACTGGTTAAGAGGGCGAAGGACTACGTTAATGAATGTTTCGCTATTCTGCATCGACACAAGCGGCAGCGCCAGGCCAGGGTTCTCGCAAAACCAAAAATGAAGGGGAATCACCAGCTGTCGGGCGCGGATAGAAGGCTCGGGCGTAGATGCATACGGAAAAGCAGCACTAGCACCGGTCGGCGTAACCGCGTGAGGATACTGACCGGTGCGGTCATACGCATTGGCGGGATCATACATTTCGGTAACGTTTCCAACCATGCGATCCACGACCCGGCGCTTGTTCTCGTCGTGCGTGAAGTAAGAATACATCTTCAACCACTCCCCAGTCAGAACCTGGAGTCGCGTGCCATTGGCTACGATCTCGACGTGGTCAATCATGTTATACCCGATGTTCTTGATCCACTGAAATTCATAACCCATCGCAGAGCATTCAGAATCATAACCAGACGGAGGAGTCGATACCGCAACCATCGGTGACCAGATATCGGGAAGAGTCAGCACCAAATATGTATCGTGCAGCAGCTGCGCATAGCGATCAATCTTACAAGTCAAAGTCCTGGTTCCATTGAACACAAAATCGAGATTCGACGATGTAAAGGACATGCGAACGTGCTCCATAGCAAAATTCGTATGCCGCCGATAGACAGCACGGAAATGCGTCATGGAAGGATTTCCATTGACAAGGGTATTCTGTGCCCCCACCTGGGCAAGCTGCATGAGAGCGCCAGGCATTTGTATTATGGCACACTGATTCTTTAGATGAGTGATCCGGGGACGGCGCTATTTACAACAACCGCCGGGCAGTTCGCACATGAGCTGACTACGGGGCGAGTGCTCTGGCTTGCCTGGGTGATCGGCGCTCCAAGCGCAGTGTAGGCACCGCCCGGAACAGATCCCGCAGTAAGACTCAGTGACTGGGGATAGGCAACCTTATCATACTGCGTTGCCTTGTTGGCGAGCATGGAGAGATATACATAGTTATACCTCCTTTGAGCAGGCTGTGGATTGGGGGCAAAGTTGGCCGCAACAATACGCCGCTTCTGAGCGGTCAGATAATCCTGAGCAGAGTTGACTTGCATCCTATTTATACAGATCCGAGAGAATACACTCAAATGAGGTTCGTTCTCATTAGCACTCACGTCGATCAGACGACTGGATACTCCAAAGTGGTTTCTAATCTGTTGACTCAGGCTGCTACTCTGGCTCCGAAGGTCAAGACCTTTCACTTTGGATTTCAGCGTCACCCGGAGCGCAAGAACATTCGCAAGACACCCGATGGCATTGTGGCGTATGATGCAGCTGCGAACGAGGATCCAAAGGAGGAGGGGTTTGGCTTCAATAAGATCCACGAGTATCTGGAGATGGTTGGACCCGACGTGGTCATGATCTACAACGACCCGATGATCATCGCCCGGTTCATTCAGGCGATGAAGTATAAGAAGGGCGAGACTCCTTACAAGCTCTGGCTCTATGTGGATCAGGTCTACACTGGTATTGCACAGCCACTCATGGACGAGCTGAACAAGGCGGCTGAGAAGGTCTTTTGCTTCACGGATTCGTGGGCGAAGGAGTTCACTAACTATGGTGGTTCCACTCCACTGGTGATGGAGCACGCTGTTGACTCCACGATTTTCTCGAACCTTCCCCTAGCGACTCGTGCTGCTCTCCGCAAGAACGTGGGTCTTCCGCAGGATGCGATTGTGTTCCTCAACGCGAACCGGAATAGTCAGCGCAAGCGTCAGGATCTGACCATCATGGGATTCGTGGAGCTTCTGAAGCGCCATCAGGATAAGCCACTCTGGCTTCTCATGGTGACGGCTGTGGATCCCCAGAAGGGTGCTCATTATGATATTCAGCGTATCTTCAACGATCAGCTCCAGAGGGCTGGACTGGATCCAATTGTATTCGGTAAGCGGTTGGCAATTGTAGATACTGCACCGCCCAATACGCTTAATGACGATGGTATCAATCAGATCTACAATATGTGCGATATTGGTGTTAACACGTCGGATGGCGAGGGATTTGGACTCTGTCAGCTCGAGCACCTGTATACGGGCGCACCCCAGATCGTGACGGACGTGGGGTCTTACCGGTCATTCCTGCCCACAGCAGTCGCAACATATATTCGTCCCGGTCCAATTGCTTACCAGGCGGCCGGTATGCCCCTGGGATTCTCATCTCCGACATTTGACCCAATGGATGTTGCGGATGCAATGCACGTGACTCTGGAGAAGTATTCGACTATGCGCGCAGCAATTGCCGACATGAAGTTCAAGACCTGGAGCGACGTATGTGCTTCTTGGCTCTCCGAGTTGACTAAGCAAGCCAATATTTAATCTGCGTCTCGGATATCTTCGTGCCAATACGCAGTAACCGCTGGTTGTCCTCGAATGCTTGACCGTCAAATATCTCCTTGGAATCGGGATCCATAAAGTAGACGATATCCTTGATCTTCAGTTTCTGTAACCGCCGCTTCTTGCGGGTCATGTTCCGCAGGTAAGTTTCATCCAGATCATCTGTCTTGATAGACGGTTTAAACGCAAGATCCTCGCCCGTTGCGGTGGTATCAAAACGCATACATGAGATCTGCGGTTTCTCACGTCCGTGAAGCTTGCGATGGACTTCGCAATCCACAGCAGATTGCTTCAGCAACACGCTGATACGCTGATTGACCTTATCCTTTTCATACACCTTCTCGTACAGGTATTCGTCTGTGGACATAAACGTTTCCACAGCCGGTTCACCTTCATATCGCTTCAGCTCCACATCGGACTTGCGCACTGCCACCACGTTAGGTCCTTCGACGCCCTTGGACTGTGCGGGCGAAATGACGGAGATGTAAAAGCTAACCCGCACAGTGCGCTCAGCCATAGGCAGTGTGGCGTGAGAACAGATACGAATTGCGCGTCCAATAACCTGATCGTGACGGGCCGGAGTCCAGTGCGGCTCCATGATGTGGACGTGTCGAACATTGGCTAGTGTGATTCCTTCTGCGCCGGAAGACGTTGCCATCAGCAAGCACAGTAGCTTCTTTCCACGCTGCTCAATGCTTGTCTTCAAACTAGCCGGAAAGCTGTTCTCGTAACGATTGTTCAAGATCTGGCGCATCAGTTCACGCTGGTCTTCGTTCTCTTCGCCGGAAAAGAAGGCATATGCCGGCTTGTCTGCCATTTCGTCTTCAACCCACTGCCCGTTCTTGTTGGTGATCTTATACGCCTGCCACCCATTCGCATCCAGAATCGCAGCAAATACACCCAATCCTTCAAGCTGGCGATATTGCGAGTAGACGAACTGATTTGCCCATACGTCCCCGCCCATTTTGCGAGTTTCTTCGATGTTGGTCAGCATCTTCAGCAGCTTGGGGCTATACTTCTCCAGAGCATCGGCTGTGAGATACTTCTTGGGATTGGCTTTCAATGCGGCTAGAATTTCAGGCTTGTCAGGCACATCGGTTTCCTTCACAATGTCGTTATATTCTTTGTCGACCTTCTTTGTCAGCAGTTTCAACTCAGGAGGCACGGCAAAGTTACAGGCTAACCGAGAAATCACGCGATACGATCCACCGTCATCGTTCATGCTCAGAGCCTTCTTCGCATCGGCTTTGATCTCAGCGAAGCGGACATCGAGATAGTTGACGAACTGTTCGGGGCTCATGATCACCTTCTCCAGCATCTTGTCGTCATCCACACGTTTAGGGATCAAGCGCTCGTCTGCGCCCTTGAAATAGGACACTAGACCCTGAATGCGCTTACCGAATAGCAGCGGATTCTTGATATTCAGTCCATCGAGAAACATGTTGGCAAACTCCTCAAACTTTGTGGGCAGACACTCCAGATTCTCCGTAGATACACGTTCTACATCAACTTCTGCCCCGACTTCGCCTGCGATCTTCTTGTCCCATGTCTTGACCCAATCTGCGGCTAAAGGCACAAAGGGTATATCCTTCTTATACTGCACAGCCACTCGGTCACCCGCTTCGTTATACACAGACCGAAAGTGAGGAGGATTGCGGGTAAGCATGACATACTTCTTCACTGCGTTGAACTCGATTGTATCCACGTCCGGCAGCGCCTTGAACGCAGTCTTCATCTTCTCCTCGTCCCACGACGCAGCCTTGACGAACGGAATGGTGATCCGCTCGATCGGTCCACGCAGAAGATTCATCAGATACGCGATCTCATTTGGGCGATTGATCACAGGTGTGCCAGATAACCCCACAATCTTACAATCTGTAGCCTTATAGAGAGCATCATAGAGCCGGCGCGCAATCTCGGAGGAATTCACGATACGCGAGATCAAGTTGTGGACTTCATCAATGATCACCACGCAGTTGTTGAAGGGATTTGCGGGGAAGCGACCTTCGGCATCCGGAGCAGCTACGAACTTATCAATGTTCTTGGAGCTCAGTCCGTTGTAGTTGATAAAATTGAAGCGCTGTCCAATGATATCTTCAATCTGTGCACGAATGATATCCTGCGCAGTCTTCGGCAGATCCTTGAAGTTGGGGTTCTCTCCCGCAATGGTCACGAAGAACTTGCCGTTGCGATCCAGGAATCCATCGGAGATGCTCAGCGCCTTGGCTTCAGCCCGAGACTGCTCATTCAGACCCTTCTCCCGCCAGTGCTGTTCGAAGGAGTAAATGGGGTCACCACATTTGCGCAGTTCAGACCGGTAGTTCTGCTGAAGGGATGCAGGAGTCAACACCCACACCTTCTTGTAGCTCATCAGCGACTCAGCGACTGCGATGGACGTGCAAGTCTTGCCTGATCCCAGACCGTGGTAGAGCAGAATTCCGCGGTAAGGAGTTTCGATCATCAGGTAATCGCGGATCAGCTTCTGATACGGAAACATTTCTCGAGCATTCGACTGCTTCAGGCACAGATCTGTGTCCTTATCTTCGGCATCCAGCGGATCGCGGTCTTCCTTCCGATATTTCAAAAAGATACGGGTAATGTAGTCCGCGAACGCTTTCCGGTTCGGGAGGACGAACGCTGTAGCGGACATTGTTTTTACCTAGCATTTGATAATGGAGCCGCTGACCCGGAAAAACCACCGCATCTGGATGGTGTCTATTTATCTGTTCCTGATGGCAGGTTTTCTGTATCTCAAGCCTACGGTAGCGTTCGGGCGTGAGGGCAGAATTCGTCCCTTTGGTGTCGAAGACAAGGAAGCCACAGTCTTTCCCGTGTGGTGGTGGGTCTTTGTGTTGAGTGTGGTCGCTTACTGTATGACGGTTTACCTCGCACGTTTTAGGTTTGCTTAGTATAATGAGTTGTCCATACAAAAACATATTTGGGGAGCCTGGCACCGGCGCACATTCAATTCGATTTATGGGAGTCGCGGTGGCAGATACTGGATTGACCTTCATGCTAGCAGTCTACACATCATGGGAGTTTGGAGGCAATGTCCTCCTTCACTTCTTGTTTTGGGTGATCCTTGGTGAACTTTTCCATTATGCTTTTGGAACACAAACAGCTGTCTTGACAGCATTGGGTATCAAAGCGTGCTCTCATACGTCTTGACGATGTTCTCCAGCCTCTCGACCATAATCTCCCGCTGGACGTGGTGTGGGCGGATATATCCACGACACTCATCAAACGACTTCCACCCAATGCCCGAGATCTCTCGGCGCTGCATGTAGGTCATCTTCTGATTCAGATTGACCATCTCCGGAGATGTCAGCAACACTACGAAATACAGATGACGGTAGGTGATTCCATTCAGACCTACAAATGTCTCCTCAAGAACAATGTTGTTCACAATTGTGTAGGCGTCGCGGGGAATATTGGTCTCCTCGTTGAACTCCCGAATAGCGCATTCAACATCGGATTCGCACCTAACACGCCTGCCCTTCGGAAACCCCCACTCGGGTTCCTTGTAAGCTGACATATGTGATCTCATAATCGCCTCTCGATCAACTTGGTTGAATTTCTCCTTAGATGCCAAGTATTCTGGTGACGTATGATCATCTCCCCACAACTGACGCCAGATTGAGTCAAATGGCTCACAGACAATCGTGGTCTGCTCCTGAAGCGTCATGTTCTCGAACAGAAGCGAGATATACTCGATGTTGGTAGGGTTATACTTACCGCGCATGAACTCCGCAAAGCTCATGCTGTCCTTCCGCCGGATCATCAGAATCTTCGCCTTGCTTGGATCCACTGGAAGTGATTGAGTGTCAACTAAAATTAGACCACATGAAAGGACAGGATCTTCGCAGAACTTAAACATGTGACCTTTTCCTCCGCAATTATTGCAGAACATTGGTATT